ATGAACAGATAGCCGAAAATATGCAAATATCAGTTGTTACCCTTTGGGAATGGCGGAAGAAATCAACTAAAATTTCTAATGCCCTAAAAATAGGGAAAGAAGAAGCGGACTTGAACGTTGAAAATGCACTTTATAAAGAAGCGTTAAAGGGAAACACTACCGCAATTATATTCTGGCTTAAAAATCGCAAGTCTAAAGAATGGCGCGATAAGATACAACAGGAAATCACAACCGAAAGCGCCGTTAAGTTGGTTATTGATAATAACGAATTGAGTGAGCCAGATGAGTAAAACAAATCTGTTTCGCGATGTGATACGGCCAACACACAAACAAAAAGAATTCTTGCGGGCAGTAAAGCAAAACATATATACACTATATGGCGGCGCTGCTGGTGGTGGTAAATCGTATATACTCCGCTGGGGTTTGATATGGCTTTTAATTGATTGGTTCATCAAAACAGGAATTAAAGGCATACGCGTTGGGTTATTCTGTGAAGATTATCCAAGTTTAGATGATCGTCAAATATCCAAAATCAAAATGGAGTTTCCGGAATGGTTAGGAACCTATAAGGAAAGTAACCATGAATTCACATTAAATGATGAGTTAGGCGGCGGCGTTATCTGTTTTAGAAATCTGGATAAGCCAAGCAAATACTTATCTAGTGAATTCGCTGCTATTGCTATTGATGAATTAACCTTGAATAGTCGCGACGTGTTCGACTTCTTGCGTATGCGGCTCCGTTGGACTGGTATAAGTGATACTAAGTTAATAGCTGCAACTAACCCGGGTGGTAAAGGCCATATGTGGGTTAAGGATTTGTTTATTGATAGAAATTTCACAAAAGAAATGCAACCATTCGCCGATAAAATTGCATATATCCAAGCAAGGGCGAGTGATAACCCGCATTTATCTAAGTCTTATATAGACGCTTTAAATACGTTGCCGGAAAAACTACGTAAAGCGTACCTAGAAGGCGACTGGAATATATTCGAAGGTCAAGTGTTTACGGAATTTAGAACGGAGAAACATGTAATAGAACCGTTTGAAATACCGCATCATTGGCAACGGTATCGTTCAATGGACTGGGGCTATACGAAACCATATGCAGTTTATTCCGCTGCCGTTGATTATGACGACGTTTTATATATTACTGGCGAATATTACGGTTGTAAGCCGGGTATGCCAGATACAGGAACGCAAGAAACCGCGCGGGAAGTTGCACAAAAGATAGAACACTTGAAAGACTATCAAGGTGTAGCAGATCCCGCTATATGGCAACGAACGGGGCATGACGGGCCAACGATTGCGGAAATATTCGCAACGGAAGGCGTGTATTGGACGAGGGCGGATAATGATAGATTAGCCGGACTTATGCAAGTACATCAACGACTAAAAGAAGGTAAGCTAAAGATATTTAGTAATTGCGTACACTTAATACGCACGTTGCCAGCTTTAACATACGATAAAATCAAAGTCGAAGACGTGGATACAAAGCAAGAAGATCATGCGTATGATGCGGTGCGTTATATGTGCATGGCTAGACCGGTTAAATCAGTTAAACCAGAAAAACCATTTAATGACGGTTATAGATATGTTGACGATAGCGAAGGAGAAACGAGCGCATGGGGCGTATGAGTGAAAGGGCGTTGCGTGATTACGCCTATAAGGTTCTTAAATCTGAATATGGCGAACGCGAAGAAAAAGGCGTGATTATTCCCGCTAAATATACAGATGCACAACTAGCAGAATTCGCCAAGGCGATGCCGCAATGGCAATTAGAGCAAATGTACGATATGATTTATGGTTCTGAAATGGTGGAGTAATGAACATAGAACAAACATTCGATATATATGAAGCAAAACAAAATGTAAAAAGTGCATTAGCCGCCACGTCAGAATGGCGCAAGGCTGCTGCCGAAGATTTTGCATTTATGCAAGGCAAGCAATGGCAAGACGGCGATTTAAAGAAAATGCGCGAAGCTGGACGGCCAGCGATTACAATTAACAGAATTAGACCGGTTATTAATCTGTTATGCGGTTATGCATCACAGAACGAAACAGAACCGGACTTCTTACCACGTTCTGAAGAAGATGATAGAATTAGCCGCGTTGCTAAAGGTATTACTAAATACTGTTTAGACCGTGCGAATTATCAACGCAATAAGGGCAAATGTTTCCGCGATAAGATTATTTGTGGTTTAGCCAATTACTGGGTAAGCTATGAATTCGACTATACGAAGTTAGACGGTACAATTCAAATTGAACGTGTTTCACCGTTTGATGCGTTCATAGATCCGGAATGTAAGAAAGACGATTTAAGCGATGCGCAATTTGTTGGTCGCTATAGTTGGGAAAGCACGGCGAAATTAAAGCAAGTGTACCCCGATAAGGTTAACGAAATTGATGCACTTAAACATAAATACGATGATACCGAACAAGAAGCCGGCATAGTTGAAACGGTAGACGGTGAAGCACTTTGGTATAACAACAATTACAATAAAATCCGTGTAGTGCAATACTGGTACAAAGAGTACGGTAAAAGAAATGTATTCATGACAAAAGAGGGGTTAATTGATGAAGCTAACCCGTTATTTGTTGTGTTAATGGCTACAGGCAAGAAACCCACAAGTATTCCAGATACTAAAATCAGATATGCGACATTCGCCGATGATGTACTACTTGAAGAAGGCGAAAGTCCTTATAAGCACGGCAAATTCCCGTTAGTGCGTGAATATTGTTATTACACCGGCGAATTGGTAGACGATGAACTGGAGCCGGCTGGCGTAGTGCGTGATATTAAAGATGCGCAACGTGAGTTAAATAAAAACCGAAGCCAACGCATGCACGTTGTTAATCAACAATCATTAGGCGTGAAATTCTGGCAAGGTCAACTAACCGAACAAGTTAAGCGCGATATTAAAAATAATAGCACTAAACCGGGCGCGAATATCTATCTTCCTCCGGGTGTAACGTTCATGGACGGTACTCCGGCAATGGATAGCAATATTAATATGGCTCTTGAGCAACAATCAAGCAATGATTTTTATTCTATCAGCGGTATTACTCCGGAAAGTCTAAGCGGTAGCGTTGGCAGTATGAGCGGCAAGGCAATCGACTTGCGGCAATCTGTTACAACCGTTCAAACGGCTGGTATCTTTGAGCAATCAAAAGAAGCAGAACGCCAAATTGTTAAACTCTTATGGGGTGAGAAGAACGCACCGGGTTTAATTCCACAATTCTATAATGAGGCAAAAGCAATGCGCATTATGGGCGATGACGGGCAAAAAGAATTCGTACAGATTGCACCGGGTTTAAATCAACCTATGCAAGAACAAGTTTTAACCGATGCACTAGGGCAGCCACAAACTGATGCGGAAGGTAATCCGATTAAACAAGTACTATATGATCTATCCGCTTTTGATTTCGATATCGTAATCAGCACTAGCCAAGCAAGCGCAACGGCAAGACGTGCTAACCTTTACCAATTATTGGAAGCTAAGAAGTCCGGCGTTGATATTCCTATGGATATCATTCTTGATTTTATGGACTTCCCAGAAAAAGAAACAGTTAAAAAACGCATGCAAGAAGTAGCAGAAAAACCAGCGTTACCAGAATTGCGTGTAAGTGGTTCGCTTGATGATATGCCGGCGGAAGCATTGAGCATGTACTTGCAAACGCTAGGCGTACAGATTTCACCACAACAAATCATGGCGGAACGGTTAGCCTTGAAAGGTAAACAACCAAACATTCAAAATACACCGCCAATTTTACCGCCTATGGACGGTTTAGGCACTATGTAATATAAACTATCAACACAATAATAAACGCTCCGTAATGGGGCGTTTTTATACATTTCGCCCTAAGTAATGGCGTTAAAAGGCTTGCTTATACATTATCGCCCGGCAACGGCGTTAAACTGCCATATTCTTATATTCGTCCGGCAATGACGTTAAAAGGCATAAGGGGTATTTGATATGAAAGACGAATTAGTAAACATCGAAGAAGCTGGTTTCACTCCGGAAGATTTAGAAAATGCGGGCGTAGAACTGGAAACAACCGAAGAAACGGATACACAGGATACTGCAACAGATGAACCCTCTACAACTGATGCGGCCGAAAGTGATGCGAATGATGCGGAAGTAGAACCGGAAGCGCCGAACACTAACGAAGAAACGGAAGAAACTCATGCGAACGATCACAACTTAAAAGCGGCACTTGCACAGGAACGGGCAAGACGTAAAGCGGCGGAAGAACGTGCTAGACAATACGAAGCACAACAACGGCCAATTACATTGCCAGATGAAGAAGTATCAAATATTCGCGACTTTGTACGCCGTGAAGCATTGAAACGCTTTAACATTACGGCGGAAGATTTAGAAAGTCTTATGTTTGAAGATGTACAGAAGTACAACGATTTCATTCGTTTTGAAGCCAATGCAGAATACACAATTACAAATCAGCAAATGGCAGTGCATCAACAAAGACAAACAAATCTCAATTTCGTAAATGAAATTAAATCATTGCCGAACTTTGGGGAATTATATCAACGTGGG